ACGAACCTCTACAAATATAGGTAGGAACAATGACTGCTCACCTTCTTTGTTTGTGATACGAGCATTGTATTTAACCGCCACAATTTTACCAATTATTTCATCACCTAGTGTTTTGCGGTGCTCATCGTTGAACCCCGAACCTACAGATACTTTCACAACACCATCACCACTCTCACATATAATAGCACCTAACATGCCCTCATACTTGCCAGTGCCTGCCTGAATACCGACAATTTTAAGGTCACATTCTAGTTCACCTTTAAACTTAATTTGCGACTTAGTACGTTTATCTTCCCAGACACCAGTAGTATCTTTAAGAATGATACCTTCTTGGCCTGCATTTAAGTATTGCTCAAAGAGTGCATTTGCTTCTTCAATATTTTCAACCGTGTCGGACTGTACAAGGTGAATCTTTTCTTTC